ATAATCTGTTTCATGAAATATCAACCGACAATCCCGGAATCGGCCTGGCTCCCGGTTAAATACATTCCTACAACTGAGGATATTGCGGCAATCAATCTAAATTCAGAAAAGCGGCCCAAATACGTCCCGATTGAAAAAATCATTGCATTAAGGCGCAAGGGATTATCACATGAGCAGATTGCAACTCTGTTGCATTTATCCCGGACAGCAATCACCCAAAGACTAAAATCCATTGTAAGTACAATAGATAATACAGAAAATTTCAAAAACAATAGAGCGGACATTTTAGCATTCCACCAACAAAAAATATCTGCTAAACTTGCAGAGGCCAATATAAAAGCCCCAAAAACGTCGCGGGATTTGAGGGATGCAGCCACTGCAATGCAGATAATTCATAGCATGGAGCTTCTGGAACGCGGCAAGCCGACAGCTATCGTCGACATTCGGTCCCTAGTACTTTCCGCTGAAATCCAAGAGAAGGAGCTAACTGAGCGGTTAGAGGCTGAGACTGCGCAACTATTGAGCAAGAAAGGTGATACTAATGATATCGTGGACTTGTAAGGGTTTACGTCCTATAAGATACGTTATGAGGACAAAACGCCTTGACAACTTATTATTTATAGTGTAAACTTTCCATATAAAAAATGGAGGTTACGCTATGAAAAAGTATGTTAGATTGACTGATAAAGAGAAAGTGGACATAATCAAAGGATACACTGTTGGATTAGTTCCTATGATTGAATTGGCTGCAAAATACAATATTGTTAGGCAGGCCGTTCATAAAATTTTAAAATCAGCGGGAATTGATACGAGTAAGGCTGGCGCTGCGCATATTAAAATGTCATGTTGTTGTTGCGGTAAAGAAATTATACGCTTACGTTGTCAAGTTCGGAGCACTAAGCATATGTTTTGTGGCGAAGATTGTTATTTTGCTTGGCTTAAACATGGCAATGGTAATCCCCTCTTGATACATCGGCAAGCTGCACGATCAGCAAGAGAAGTCATATCAAGATATTATGCACTTCGGCCTGATGAAATAGCACATCATGAAGATCGTAATCAGAATCATAATCTTATTCAGAATTTAAAAGTGTTTAAGAATCAGGGTGATCATGTGCGTTATCATCGTGGTTTCATTGTACCGATAATGTTCGACGGGAATTTAATAAAATGATTTTGCGTCGCGGTTCCAGCTGCAACTTGAATCAATCGGAGCGCCTTAATCTCCTGCATGCTGAGGATAAAAGGGGTCGGTCACCAGGTCATCCTACCCCGGGGGTAGGTAAGCAAGGCGTATTGGGACGGCAACACCCCGGGATCAGGCGGGCGCCCTTCCCTTCCGCCATTGAGAAAAAACAACGGGAAATTCTAGTCGCATTTTTAGCCTCCCGTAGAAGTAAACTGGCTTATGGGATTGGATCTGGACTATTCGGGCTGACTGTTTCGCGGGATGATGTAAATGTCCGTAATAAGACCGTTTATCGGGAAAGGTAGGGTAGTATGACCGATAAGAAGACCGATCCACCCCCGCTTGCTCCTGGGGATGATGGGGAAGATGAGCGCATTCCTGTTGGTTCTGATGACGGGATAGATATCCGGCCGGGGTTTTACGATGACTGAAGTTTTAAAGCCACTATCGAAGGAAGAAAAAGCCAAGATTCTTACTCTCCAGAAGTTTCGCAGGGATAATTTGATTTATTACTTCAAACCTGGTGGTACAATGTATCCCAATCCTTTTCAGTCGGCTATACTGAAGGCTTGGAAGGATGAGACCAAGAAGGTATTTGTGGGGTCGGGCGCAAACCGCAAGGGAAAAACTACAATCGGCGTTATAATTGGCTACAGTGTTATGTTTGGCGAGTGGCCATGGAGCGGGGAGAAAATCCCTTTTCCCCATGATGATCCCCGGCTTGTCCTTTATGTTGGCCAAGGTTGGGAAGCCCACATTCAAAAGGTTGTCGAGCCCGAACTTATGAAGTGGTGGCCGAAGCAGCGTGGAGACATCAACAAGGTAACCAAGAAGAATAATCAGGGGGTTAGATTCTTGTGGGAAGATCCGGTTACTAAGTCTCAACTTCATGTGGCATCCAACTTCCAAGAGAGCGATACATTTGAAGGTCCGCCATGGGATCTGATCATTTACGATGAGCCCCCAAAGCGTGAAAACCGGGTAGCTGCAATGCGTGGATTGACTGATCGTGCCGGCCGTGAACTATTTGTTATGACCATGTTGAAAGAGGCTTGGATCCAAAGGGAAGTAATTAAAGCCAGATTGGAAAACGGCAATCCCGATCCCAGTGTGTTTACGGTTGATGGGGACATCTGGGACAATGTATCAAGATGTCTAGTCTGCGGGGGGATGATACTCAGGCTTCAGAGGGTGGAAACTGGAAATTTTGTAGCCATTTGTGGGAAGTGTGGTCCCCAGATAAAATACGATCATCGTGGTTTGACTCTTGAAGGTGTCGACCAGTTTGCCAAAGGACTTAAATCTAATGAGAAGAAGGCGCGTCTTTCTGGTCGCCCCTCTTACATGGATAATGTTGTACTGCCGAATTTTGACCGAAGCCGTAACCTTCGTCCACGCATTGAGAAAATTCCCCTTAACTGGATATTTGATATCAGCATCGATTTCCATCCATCCAAACCCTGGGCCGTGTTGTTCATGGGTACCGATCCAATGGGTTTTAAATATTTCACTCACTGGATGAGTTTTAATGGCGGTCCCAACTTCGCCGGTGATGAGATAATTAAATACGCACACGACCGTCATATGTATATCAACTCTATTACTATCGATCCGCTGTCTAAGGGTGACCAGCAGGCGCATGATGAAGATGAGGCTGCCACAGTCTTTGCAAAACTCGAAGCTAAATTTGAATCCTATGGTTATACATTGGAAACCGCTTCCAAAGATAAGACCAATGGGATCTCCATGTTGAATGATTTATTCTGGACTGAGAATGAAATGGCCGGATTATTTGTTTTCGATGATCTGGGAACTGTTAGTGATCAGCTTGAAAACTGGATGTATAATCCCGATACCTTAGTTGCGGCAAAAAAGGATGATGAGGCGTGCGAATTGGCGTACCGGCTGGCTCTGAAGAATACCCAGTGGTTCGATCATAGGCAGGCAACCAGGGAACGCGAGGAACCTCCGGAGAAGGAATTTGATCCTTTGGGACGTAATCATTAGAAAAAACTTTACAACTATTTAGGGAATATGTTATCATAAATAAAAATGGAGGTCGTTATGAAAAGTTTATTTCGACTTTTAAATAATCAGCGGGGGAATTTCGGCTCGCCTAAGATTCCATCCGTAGATCCCGTCAATACAGCCGGTGAGGATGCTAATGCTGCCCGTGCATCAGCCCTCGCTGCTCAATCCGAAGCTGAAAAGTTAAAGCAGGAGAAGGGTTCCGCAGCTGATATTCTTACCGGACCCGGAGGCGCTATTAGTCCTACAACTAAACGGAAAACGCTTCTTGGCGCAGAATAGGAGAGACTATATGATCAGATCAGGATTTACCTGTATTTACGAAAGTGTGGATGGTGAAAAAATAGTTTCCATGTGTCTCTACCATGACTATGTTATTGTTGCTACGGAAAATAAAGTTTTACGAATTAAAAATGCAGATAATGATGGGTTGATAGAAATTGATCTACTTGCAAGTAGCAGCCAGCTCAAGGGGGATTGATTATGGCAACGACATTAAATGCTTGTTGGAAGGCTCCTGATACAGAAGCTATAAAAATTATCCAATCTTGGCAAGCTGACTTAGAATCTATTCGCCAAGACTATGAACCCTTGTGGCAGGATATAATAGATTATTTAGCTTTCAACCGTTTTAATTTCCTACAAAATAAGCAGAAGGGCCAGAAGGCCAATACTCTCGTCTATGATGGCTCTCCCGTTTCCGCATGGAAAATGCTGGTTACCGGCATACAAGGAAATGTAATCGCCCAGAGTCAGCGGTGGTTTACAGAAATCATTCCCAATGTAATTCACTTTCCCCGCACATCCCCGATGCGTAAATACTCCGGCCGCCTTGACCAGATTCCTGATGTGAAGGTATGGCTGGAAGAAAAAGAAGATCAGACCTATGCGGCGCTCAATCGTTCTAACTTCTATTCCGAGGCCAACATGATGATTGCTGATGCTTCTTCTATAGGCACCGCCCACATGTTTACTGAAGAATATCTTACCAAGCAGAAAATAAACTTTCTCTGTATGAATCCCGGTGAATGCTATATAGGCAAGAATCGCTATGGAGAAGTGGATACGATGTTCCGGAAATTCTCCATGACTGCCAGGGAAGCCGGTCAGATGTTTGAAGTCTCTAAAATGGATCCTGGCTTAAAGAATGCAGTTGAGAATGCTCCCAACTCCCTTTACAATTTCATCCATGCAGTATTTCCCCGCGACGACATTGAGATGTACTTTGGCAAAGACGGCCGATATCAGCCCAAACTTGGCACCAACAATATGCCTTGGGTATCCATGTATATTCAGGGTGGCAATACTTCGATCAGTTCCGCCCAGTCTCCATCATCTGGCGGTGCATCGTTATTTGTCCTAAAACGCTCCGGCTACAGATTTGACCCATTCATCACCTGGCGCTGGTCGATGAATTCAGAAGAGCTCTACGGCCGCTCTCCAGCTATGGATGCAATCGTCGATATATTCCGGCTGAATGTTATGGGGAAAACCATGTTGCTTGCTCGTCAGAAAATGGTCGAACCGGCCATGTTGGTTCACGAGAAATTTCGCAACCGCCTCAAACTTAATCCTCGCGGTGTCAACTACTATAGTGCCGGTCGCAGTCAAGAAGAAATGATTAAACCCATCCAGCAGGGTATCCAGATTGGTGCGGGTACGGATGGCGAAGATCGCATAACAAAAATAATCGAGAATCACTTTATGACTCCTTTCTTTACCATGCTGTGGAAGGCGGCCATGGAGGGTTCCCAGTTATCTGTTCCCCAGGTTCTTGAAATGATGGGTGAGAAGGCTTCTATCATGATGCCGGTACTCGAACGCATGGAATCTGATTTCCTCAGCCAAGTAATTTCTACAACTGATATTATCGAAACCGATGCCGGCCGCATGCCGGACATTCCTCCGATTCTTCAGGAATATGCCAGTGGTTTAGAAATCCCCATACAATACAACGGGGCGCTGGCAACAGCTCAACGTAGATGGGCTAAAGCTCAGGGAGTTATTCAAGGTACAGCAATGCTTGAAAACTTATGGAAAATATTCCCCGAATCAGCTGATGTGGTTGATCCTACTGCTACTGCACTCGAAGTACTTAATGTTTCCGGTTGGCCAGCCAAGGGTATCCGCACTGTCGATGAGATCATGAAGGTGCGTAAAGACCGTGCTGAACAGATGGCTCAGCAAAAGAAAGAAGAGCAACAGGAAAAGTTAATACAAAATGCGGCCGGACTTTCTCAAATGGCCAAGACCGCTGGAAGTATGATTCCTCAGGGTGGCGGTATGCCGGGTCAGGGTGGAATGCCGGGAGGTATGCAATAAATGAGTGAGATAACCTCCCAATATAAAGAATTGAAATCCATGCTGGTCGACCGCAATCCCGAAGACGACCCGGGTGATATTAAGCGCCGTGAGGACTACTTTCAGACTTTCAATTCTCCCCATGGCTTTAGAGTTCTCGAAGATATGTTGATTGAATTAAAGATTTTTGATAGCATCGCAAACGAAGAGGATGTTGTGTTGGCGAATTATGGTCGCGTCCTTCTCAATAAAATAGGCATACTGCGGGAGGAAAACTTCAGCAAGATTATTAAAGACTACATGACTATGGCGAGAGTTGGATACCAGCAGCAAAACAATAAACAAGGCACCGAAGCGGAGTAGTCTGGTGTTCCCTTCATCGTAAGGTGAAGATAATATTTAACCAGTTTAAAGGAGGATTTGATTATGCAGTACAGAAACAAAGGTGGAAATTTAGTGTATGAAGCGCGGTATAGGGGTCAGATACAGATTGGTGAGTTTGCATCCTCATTAGCCGGGGAAGGTGGCATGCCTTTGAGTTCAGCAAGGACTTTCGTATTAAGGGTTTGCTGTGATGATAATGGCAAGGCGCTGACGGTTGGCAATTCTTACCGTTGTACTGAGGACCGTATGCTCTTAACCGTCGCTCATCCGGGAAATGTATCTATCTTCGGACATGAAGGCCATATAAAAGTAACGGCGGATGAAAGTGGAAATACGGCCTTCATAGCGGGCGAATGGTCCTATATCGAAATGGTTTCCGGCGCGCATGTGAATATAGCGGCGGGACATCAGGCAATGGCTGATTGTCCGAGCGGTGGTGTGATCAATGGTGTATTGGCAGCTTATTTAGCTACCTCAAACACTCTTGCGGGAACCCATACGGGCAAGGCGGTTGCTTTCCACATTCCTAATCCGGTTGCCGGCACATGGGATGCGGCATTCGGTTTCGGTTCGGCTTCGGGAGCGTGTGCTAGTGGTGCCACGGCATTGAGCGGCCTGACTTCCGCTTATCATATTAATGTGTTGGGGCCTGACGGGAATATTCATTATATTCCGTTAATTTAACATTTAACCCCCGTCCTGCTAGCTTCATTTTGACCTCCATAGTGGGACGGGGACTTATACCATTAAAAGGAGAACACCATGATTTGGCACAGCACGAATTATTTTAATCAGGATTTTGTAACGAAAGTCGGAATTACTAAAGATGAAAGTGGAGAAAAGACAACCTATAAACCCTATGCTATAATTCTTGGTATTGTTCATACGCTGGGCGAGTCTGATACGGAAGAGGATGCAAAGGCTTGGCTGGACAAGTGGGTGTCTGATGGAAAGTGGGAAGAGAAAAAAGAAAAGGGAGAAAAGTAAAGGGGAGAAAAATAAAATGAAGCCGGAAATTTATAAGTTACTTGAAGATATGAAAATTCATGCACCGAAAGAGCCAATCATAAATTCAAGAGACAGGCAGTTGTATGTACTGGTGCAAATGGCACAGTTGTTGGTTTTGATAGCGGAAGAAGTGCTTGAGAAACCGGAAGAAGTAAATGAAATTACTACCACGAAAGGAGAGATTTATGGTATTGGACAACGAGAAGCAGAGAATTATGATCAAAGAATTGATTAATGCGATGGAGTTTACTGGCAATGTAAAACAACTGAAGACGGTATTGGCGGATGTCAATGAGTTGGCTGATGCGGTGGATGCGGCAGAAATTACTACTCTTAATACCGTAAATATTAAGCTTGCTGAGTGAAAGGAGATAGCCATGTCTGATATATTATCTCCAGTGGCAAATTTACCCCTTACCACATCTCCCCGCGGAGTAAGAATTCTGAATGTAAAAGGTTGCCCCTTTATTGATGGCCTTCGCCTTGATCCCGGTCGTTTCTACCTGATGTTTTTTTCCACGGAAGATCGGGTTCCTCTGCCCCCTGCGGGATTCTATGAAATAGCCGACAACAAGAAGGTAATCTACATCAAAGAATTCCGTCCCTATATGAGATCCGAATACCGGACGATTACCACGGCTGAGGAACTTACCATGAATCCAGATGCCCTAAAGCAGTTGTCCAGATGGCGGGTATTTGTGTTTCGTGCGTTTGAGGGCGATGTGCCGAAAAATTATGTGCCTGATTGCAATTTCGACTATAAGCGGGCCAACATTGAACATGTTGTGCAGACATTACAGACGAAGCATTGAGGTGAGGTAACCATGAAGAAAACAACTAAACTTCCACATAAGTACGTTGTGTTCATTTTAAAGTGCCGCTGTGGGCAGGAAATGGAACTGCGTGTGTGGACTGATAAAGATTGGCAAGTGCAATGTAGGCGTTGTGGTAAAATTCATAAAGGCATGGGCAAAAATGAATCCAAGTGATTATGAAATTATGATGCGTATCTTCCAAAAGCTTGGCGTTGATAAGAACTTCTTTGGTGAATTTATTTTCGTGTTCAGCGGTGGCAACTTCGTTCAGGTACGCGACAACCGGGTTAAGAAGCCCGATGATGTGAAGAAATTGCTCAGTCAGTAGAATTTATTTGACAAATTATACGGGTATGTGGTATTTTATATTCAACTGATTTTTAACTTTAACAAAAGGAGGATTAGATGAAGCAGTCAGATAAGTATGGAAAGATAAAAGGTAACAAGAAACAGAAGACGAAGAAAGCGAAAAAAGTAAAATAGTTTATTAAACAAGCTGTAGAGGAAAATCTAGGCTCAATTGGCAGAAATGCTGGTTGAGCCTTTTTTATTCTGCAACAAAATTTGAAAGGAGATTTACAATGCCAGAAAATGATGGGACTCAAAACCTGAATGATGGCGCAAGCGGAAATCAGGGTGCACCTCCGGCGTGGACTGCGCAGCTTCCGGATGACCTGAAGGCGAATGAAGCTTTTACCTCAATGAAGACTATTGGTGATCTTGGCAAATCCTATCTCGATGTCAACGGGAAGATTAAGGAATATGATTCCAAGCTTAAAGATCACGAAGCATTGGTCAAGACTCATGAGGGTAAAGTCAAGGAACTCGAAGGGAAGATGGCGAGCGATTACATTCCAAAGCCAAAAGAGAATGCCACCGATGCGGAAAAAGCGGCTTATTACAAAGCCCTTGGCCGGCCTGACAAACCGGAGGATTACAAGTTTGAAACTTTTACCCCGCCTAAGGGTTCGGAATCTATGTACGATCCGACCATGGAAGGTTGGTTCAGGAAAACAGCCCTTGACCTTAACCTTACCAATGAACAGGCGGCTGGACTTTACAAAGCCTATGGTGAAGGTTTTACTGACCGTGTTAATAAACTTCAATTGGCCCAGACCCAGAAGAAAGAGACAGACATCGCAGCCCTTAAGAAATCTTGGGGGCCTAAGTTCGATGAAAACCTTGCTCTTATGGATCGTGCCTATGCCAAGTTTTCCGGTCAGAAGTTTAAAGAAAAGATTGACGCAATTGGTTTCAGCAATGATCCCGATCTTGCTGAAGTGTTTGTAACAATAGGAAAAGCCATCGCAGATGATACCACTGTTCTGGGCGGTCGTACTAATAATACTGAGCCGCGGGAACCTGGAAAATTGAAGTATCCTTCGATGGAAGCTCAAACATAGAGGATAAGCAATGCCTAAATACGGACCAGAGATGGTAGCCGAGGATGACAAATGGCAAGCTGAGGATGATGCCCGTACTTTGATGAGGAGCGAGGAAGTCCGTAAGGATGACAAGCGCCACAAGAAAGCACAGGAAGCAGCCGATAGAATGCTAAAGGAAAAAATATCCGAAGCGGAAAGTCTCAGCAAAGTAGCCAAGGGCGAAATGACCTATTCCTCTATGCCGAAAGAAAAATAATAGGAGGAATAATCTTATGGCTATAACAGGCGTGAAGGTCTACTCGGCCTACACATTAATGGAACTCGCAAAGCGTACTACGAACAACAATCTTGTTGAAATCGCGGAAGTCCTTAATACTTCCAAAGATCTTGTTCAGGACGCTACATGGCTGGAAGCTAACCAGCTTAATTCTCACGTTGGAACTCGCCGGACACGTTTGCCTAATGGTACTTTTCGTCAGGCAAATCAAGGTGTCGTTGGCGATGCGTCTTCGACCCGTCAGATCACGGAACCTATCGGTCGTTTGGAAGGTCATTCCAAAATCGATGAGGCAATCCTTGATATCGCACCCGATAAGCAGCTTGCTCGTTCTCAGGAAGATCTGGCTTATGTCGAGGGTATGGGCCAGACATTTGAAACCAAGGTTTTCTACGGCAATATTGCACAGTACGAAAATGAAATCGATGGGCTGTCTACGCGGAGTGATTACAATTCTGCTACGGCGCCCAATGTCCAGAGTTCCGGTGTTACTGCCGGCACGGGCAACACAACCTCCCTCTGGATTATCGAGTGGGGTCCCAGGATGGTTCATATGATCTATCCGAAAGGTTCTCAGGCCGGTTTGTCAACGACCGATGAGGGACGCAGGTATGTTCAAGATACTAATGATGCCACCAAGTGGTTGTTCATGTGGGTTACCAAGTTCGTGATCCAGTTCGGTCTGTTTATTAATGATCCTCGTTATGTTCAGAGAGTTTGCGATATCGCCACTTCGGGCTCTTCAAACCTTCTAAATGATAACGATATCATTGCTTCCCTAAACAAGATGCCGAAAGCCGGTGGTGGACCTACGGCGCGCATATACGCAAACCGTAATCTGAAAACCCAGTTCGATATTCTGGCCAAGGACAAGACCAACGTGAATTACTTTGTTGAGAATGTGTTTGGTGAACCCATGACAATCTTCCGTACAGTACCTATCCGGCTGGCTGAAGGTTTATTGAATACAGAGACCGCGATCTAAAGCGATTTGCAAAATAAATAATTTGGAGGATTTTTATCATGCCTATGTTCGATGCGTATTTAAAATATTGCGATGCCCTTGACTTTACTTCTCAGGGCGTTGGAACCCTCATTGGAACCAATGAGATTGATTTTGAAGAGACGGTTCTTCCTGATGGCGTTACCACTCTGGATTATCCGGATAAGGGTTCCGGATCTCCGCTTGTTGTGAGATTCATGTGCACAACCAGTTTCACATCAGCTAATAGCACAGCCACCGTGGCCTTTGCCTTATGTTTCGATACCACTACCTTGGCTGGTGGGACATCTTCAGGCACCATTGTTGTGCAGACAGCTCCGATCTTGGTGACTGCTTTGACAGCTGGCGCCTATATTCCGGAATTGAAGATTCCCGATCAGCATGCCCGGTTCAGCAATGTGAATTTCGTCGTTGCAGTACAGACGATTACTGCCGGCAAGATTACGGCTTATATTGATGTTGTAACTGGAATGCGCCACAGATAAGAAGTAGATGTAAATAACCAGAGGGCTGGTGTGTGATTACCCATCAGCGCCAGCCTTTTTTTTGAAAGGAGTTAGTCATGGCTACATATCGTGCAATTAGAAACTGTTTCCACAATTCATTTTATTACAAGACGGGTGATGAGTACCGTCCCTCACCGGAAGATTTGAAAAATGGCCTTCCTGATTCATTTGTAAAGGAGAAAGATTTTACTGCCGATGCAATTGAGGCCGCGGAGATTGAAGATCGCAGTCGTCAGGTATTTATCCAACCGCAAAAAGCTAAGGATATGAATCTGATTAATTCGACAAAGGAATAGTTTCTCGGAGGGGACAATGCCACAGTCATGGGAATCAATTTGCAATATTTCAATTGCACGTTGTGGGATATCCAGCCGTATCGTAAATCTCCAAACCGATAATTCAAAGGCCAGCAACCTTTGCCTTGCTTCCTATGAATCTTGCCGTGATGCAGTATTAGAAGGATGGGATTGGAATTTTGCCTCTACCCGCGCTATTCTTACCCAATCATCCATTCCTCCAGTTTGGGGATACAGTCATCAATATATTCTACCTTCTAATTGTCTTGTTATCCGAGACGTGCATCCTGGTTCCAGTTGGAAAGTAGAAGGACGAATGCTTCTTACTCATTTCGACAATACCGATTGTTCGCTTAAAGCAAGATACACTGCTAGTATTACCGACCCTACAGTTATTCCTTCCCTATGTGCCAAGGCTATGGCGTGGAGAATTGCAGCTGAAATCTGTCCCAGTTTAGTCAATATCCAAAATCTCCAGGCTTCCATCATGAAGGAATACATGATGATTATTGAGGAGGCTCAATCAGCCAATCAATACAGTCAGCAGGATCACAACATGGATGTTCCATGGCATAATTTCAATGGAGTGTTTCGCAATGGCGTGTATGTTGGATTGGATATGGATGAGGGTGAGATGAATAGGCTGATGGCTTCAGGTGATGACTGGGTTCAGGCTGGTACGTGGGAAGCTACCCACTAGTTCTATGGGAGTTATACATTGCAGAGATCAACAGCTATTATTTCTTCATTTTCAAGTGGTGAGGTTGCGCCTACACTCGGCGCGCGCATTGACATTGCTCAGTATGCCAATTCCGCACAAGAAATTTTAAATGGCATAGTCCAAGTTCATGGTGGCTGTGAGAAACGTCCCGGCACAATGTTTGTTGGCGAGGTAAAGGATTCTAGTAAGAAAACCTACCTTGTCCCTTTTAAATTTAGCACCACCAACCAGTGCATGCTGGAGTTTGGCAATCTCTACATCCGTATTTATCAGAACCACGCATTAAGTACAATTCCTGATATTGTTACTCCTTACCTTACGGCTGATTTGCTTAATCTTAATTATAGACAATCGGGAGATGTTGTTTATCTTGCGCATCCTAATTATCCGTCGGCAAAATTATCGAGACTGTCTGCCACCAATTGGCAATATGAAGTTATAAGTTTTAAATACGGTGACATGCCAATTGCCACTGTTGGTCCTGGAACGCTTGGTGTGGTAAGGATAACGGTCAATAACCATGGTCTGGCTTCTGGCACCTACGTTTACATCAATGGCATTGAAGGCACAGGACTTTCATTTATAAATGGTAACGTATGGCCAATTAATGTTGTTGATATTAATAATTTTGATTTGATTGGCTCAATTTTACCCGGCTGGGGCGCAGTGTCAGGACCATCTCAGTATTTATTTAATTTGGATGGGTTAATTGGAATTTTACTTCCTTCGCCCACAGCCCCTACAACTGGCCAGCTTGTTAATGTTGGAGGTTTTGATGCTTCATCTGGAGCTAATGGCGTATGGCAAATTACCGTATATGATCATTATTCCGGCGGGACAAGAATTACTTTAAATAATTCTCAATATATTGGTGTTTCTTCAACACTGGGCTGGGTGAGTCTTGTTTCATCTTATGGATATATTTCTGGCGGTTCCGTCACGCAGGTTCAGCCTATAACCGGTGCAGCCAATAATGGTTCCGGTTTGATCAGGATTACTTCTGCCAATCATGGTTTTGATACTGGTCAGGGTGTAAATGTTATTGGTGTCCTCGGCGCTACAGAAGCTAATGGCATTTGGGAAATTAAGGTCATAGACGACAATACTTACGACCTAAATGGTTCTACATTTACAAATGCCTATATATCCGGTGGTTATGGCATTCCTGTAATATTTGCCACTTCCAATAATTATCCATCCACTGTTGAATTCTTTGAACAGCGTCTTGCATGGGCGGGAACATTGAATCAACCCCAGAATATCTGGTTGTCGGTTACTCGCGATTTTGAAAATATGATTACCGGCACAAATGATGATGATGCTTTGGTTTATGCTCTCTATGCAGACGGTACTGATCCGATCTGTTGGATGCTGTCGTGGAACGTGTTGCTTCTTGGTCTAGTTAACGGTGAATGGAGATTTGGTGGCGCTACAATTACCGAACCCACTACTCCCACGTCCATATTGGCTAAGATTCAATCTAATAAAGGCTCGATGAATATAAAAGCCATTATGGTGGGTGACGTTGCCATCTTTATCCAATATTACGGAACCAAACTTTACCAGATTGGTTATACGTTTGTTTCCGATACTTTTTCATCTACAGAATTAACCAAGCTGGCCAGCCATATAACAAAAAGTGGAATAGTTCAAATGGCTCAGCAGGAAACTCCTAATACCGTTATCTGGCTTGTAAGGAATGATGGCTATTTGGTTTCCATGACTTATTATGCAGATGAAAAAGTAATTGCATTTTCCCGGCACAATACTCTAGGTGTCTTTGAATCCATTGCCAGCCTTAAGGGTGAATATGAAGATGAGATTTGGGTAATAGTCAATCGTACAATTGGAGGAGTAACCAAACGTTATATTGAATATTTTGTAGCTAGAGATTTCACCGCTGGAGAACCTGTTCCTCCGACCAGACCGTACCAATACCTCTATGCCGACTGTGGGCTTACTTACGATGGTGGTGTACCGGTTACAATTACCGGGATATCTCAAACCAGTCCCGCTGTGGTAACCTATACTGGTACTAATCCCACAAATGGCTGGTATGTCAAAATCCGTAACGTAGTAGGCATGACGGATGTGAATGATAATGCTTATCTGGTGGCTAATGTAAATACGGGTGCTAAGACTTTTGAATTATCCGGATTGGACAGTTCTGCTTTTTCTGCATACATTTCCGGTGGTACATGGGAACAGGTAGTCAACGCGGTTACCGGCCTTGATCACTTGGATGGTCAGATGGTTGATGTATGTGCAGATGGTGGTGCCCTTGCTCCCCAACTTGTTGTGTCCGGCGGCATATCTCTCGGCGACTACTATAATCGGGTTTCAGCTGGTCTCCATTATGACTACAAGCTTAAACCTCAACCTTTAGAAATCAATCTGCAAACCGGAACATCTGCCGGCATACAGAAGAATATTGAGAAAGTAACCTTGAGACTTAATAATACAATTGGCGGAATTAAGATAGGTTCACGTTGGGATAAATTAAGCAGTTTGGTTCTTCCATGTGATGGATTGTTTACCGGAGATGTTCCTTGGGAGTTTGATGGTGAAGATAGCGACAAGGCTGAAATCTGCATATTGCATGATCAACCTTTGCCAGCAACAGTTTTAGGCATTATGACGATTGCAACCGTACAGGACAGATAAGTATGAACCCAGATATTAAAATGATTTTATTTGAACGATACCATGCTGATGAAATAAAAGTGCGTCCCTGCGATGAATACATCAAGCAGTCTCCTTTATTTTCTCAATGGGCTGATGACAATGTAAATTCGCCTGCATTCACCGCGGTTAGAATATCTGATGGTAAAATACTGGGATGTGGTGGTATAAAGAAACTCTGGGGTGGTGTTGGTGAATTGTGGGGATTGTTCAGTGATGAAATTGAATCCTATAGCCGAGACTGCTATGAATATGTGGCAACTTACGGTTCCAGTTTAATCCGTGAGATGCACCTTCACCGTATACAGGCAACCATAAATGCCAACAACGATCTTTCAATTAAATTTGCAGAAGGTATTGGGCTAACACGTGAATGCCTAATGAAAGGTTATGGGTGGAATGGCGATGATTACTATCTTTATTCTATACTTACTGATAACGGGAGTCTTAGGCTCACTACTCGGCAAAAAGTTCAAGCAATAGAGAGCAAAATTAAACAGCAGCCCGATCACATGGAAGGGGATTGCTTCCCGATCGATCATTGGTTTGCAAAAGGATTATACGGTCGAATGATTAGTGTGCCGGCGGGAGTACTAATTACCTCCAAGATCCATAGATATTCCCATTTCTTTTTTCTGTTGAAAGGTAAAATTGAAGTGCTGGGAGATGGTGGTACTGAGATATTTTCCGCTCCTAAATTCTTCATTACAGAAGGCGGAACGAAGCGGGCAGTTAGCCACCTTGAGGATACAATTGTCATGACAGTTCATGCTACTGACAAAACAGACATCAAGGAAATTGAAGATGAAATAATTGCTAAAGATTGGAATGAGATTGATTCCAAGCGGGAGAGTGTATGTCTTTTATAGCCTCTGCCTTATTCGTTGTTGAAGGTGTTGCTGATGTGGTTGCCGGTTCAGTTACTGCTGCCGGTGTAGCTGAAGGTGCCACAGTTGTTGGTGCCGGTGTTTCCGCATACGGCCAATACCAATCCGGTCAGAATACTCAGAAAGTTGATGAATACAATGCTTCAGTCCAACGCCAGAATGCCCTCGAAGTTTCCAATAAAGCTAAGATGGCTGCTGAAAATAAAGAGGCTGAAGGGGATTCTCTCATGGCTCGGCAGCGTGTCCTTTACGCTAAGTCCGGCGTAGCTCAGGAAGGCACTCCTACCGAACTCATCATAGGCACTGCTGGAGACGTTGAAGATGATGCCCAAACAATTCTCCAAAAAGGACGATTTGAATATGAAGCGGGAATGGAAAGCGCGGAAATAAGTGAAGCTGAAGGTGGATCTGCTGCTCAAGGTGGAACTCTATCAGCTGGTGGCACATTGTTTTCAGGATTATCCCGAGCCGGTGTCATGGCATCCAATAATCTCTCACCAACAATACCAACAGGATAAATTATGGCAAGCTTACAAATACCAACATATCAGAAGACAGAATTACCTCCGGATAAGGGACCTAATGTATTAATCAACCCGGACGCTTTCAATGCTGGTGACAAAGGCATGGAGCGCCTAGGTTCTGACATCTCCCAGGGCAGCGGAGAAGTCTACGAGGCCATGAAACGCTACGATGATCGACGCGCAACTGCTCAGGGTGCTCATAATGTCTATGAGTATGAAGCCGATCTGGTCAAGGTCGTTGAAGGCTTAAAGGAAAAGATCACTGGTAATGATGTTCATGATGTTTCCAAGTTTACTGGAGACAATGAAGATAAAGGTAAAGATTTTACTTACCTCGTAAAGAAGACCGCAGATAAATTGGCGGAGCAGAGAGGTTCTACTTTAGAAGGAAAAGCCCTTGAACTTTTTAATAACGAACGTCTCAATATCGCCAAAAATATGTTACAGCATGCGGCGACCTATCAGGCTGCCGAGCTCCGTCATTATGAAGTTCAGACAAATGAATTAGCCCTAAACAGTGCCTATTCCAATATCAAAGAAGGTGCTGATCCAAATACAGAGATTGCAAGATATGCTGAAAATGTAGGAAAGGTTCTTCCTCCGGGTAGTAATAAGGATGCAGTTATAGCTCTAGGCATATCACAGATCCGTGAGCATGCCGAAGCTACCATAGAGGAAAATAAGATTTCTACAGCCACAATCCAATTCGAGCGCGAAGCTAAGATAAAATTTCATGATCCAAATGGTGATTCAGTTAAGGAACTTGCAGACTACACCTCCTGGCTTTCCGGTCCTGATGGCAGGGAATACATGATTAAGCAGGGTATTACAAAAGCAAATACCCAGGATAACATAATCCGCAATCTGGAAAACAATGAAGTCCATCAGAATAAAGCTTACACGATAGCTTCTAATAGAATTGCTCAAGATGTAAACTCAAAAATACTTTCAGGAAAGATTAAAAGCGAAAAAGATATTGATGCAATTCTTGGAGAGCGCGATGAGCATGGTCGGCCTGTACTTACTATTACTGATCAGAATATGATTAGGAATTCTATCCATAAGACTATACAGGAAGAAAGAATCAATGCCGCTTATATACGAAAAATGAGTCTTGAAGGTGATGTGGCGGTAAGGCAGAAATTAAATTTAGAATATGACCTTCTGAATAAGCAAAAAGAAATTCACGCGTTACAAGTAAAGAAAACTTTTGGTGATCAGCTTTTAAAGGGACATGATTTCGACTCCATGAAAATATTAAAATTAAGCGATGGGGATGCCGACCTATTCAAACACTTGAATGAATTAAACACCTTCTATAAAAAAGCAAAGGAAACAGATGGTGACGATGCCAATGATCCAAATAACATTAAAGGTGCCGCTCATCTAGCAGTTGATAGTGGCAATGCTGTAGTATTCCTGACTGAACGGACAAAGAAATATGAAGATGGAGGGATGAATCATCCTGAAGCGCTTCAGAAAGCCCGCGCTGATCTTGCTACGGGAATAACTGTTAAGGCACTTGACGGTATTAAAAGTGGCGGTACTC